TTGCTCTGTTGGTATATCGTTAAGCCTTGTTATCATTGAAGTGTTACCTTTAAGTTGCACATATAAAGTAGTTATGCCCAATGCTAAATGAGCTTCGAGTATTCAAACAAAATTTCAAGTTTTGACATCTTACGACAATCCAATCCGACATAGTTCAATGTATCTACCATTGAATTTAGACGCTTATCTGAAATTTGGTTTTCAACCTCATTAATAAGCATTTGGTAAAGTTTGTTGTATTTGCCGTTGATTGACAAATCTGAAACACAATCTTCAATCATTTCTTCTGTAATATCCATTTTTATTTAATTTAAAGTTTAATAATCAAAAGCACTAGGCATAACACGGGTTTGGCAAAATGGCTGTTTAGTTCTTCTATCAACATTCGTTTTTAATTTTTAAGTTTAGTAATTCTATTGAACTTCGGGTTCAGCCACTTCGCAAAGCCCGAAAACGTTATGCGATACCCTATGGACGCTTGTAAAAGGTTAGCTTATCCGACTTTTCGTTAAGGTCGCTTACAATGTGGTATTCTTTACCGTCAATAGTAAATGCAGTTAAGTAGCAATATTGCTTATCATCGTTTGAAATGCGACCCATTGAAACCACTTCTTGAGCTAACCTTAAAAAATCTACCATTGGCAAATCAGTTCGGTTTTCAAGAATGAGTTTAGAAGGGCATCGCATAACAGCACCCTTGCTCAATGCGGGTTTCATGCTTTCAAAAGGAGTTCCTTCGTTAAAATATTCTTCTGTTTTCATAATATAAATTTTACTTGTTAAGCCCGCACTAAGCAAGGCTGCGGAACATTATGCCCCATTTTAAACAGCCGACAATTCCGACAATTTATACGTGAAGCTAACCCATTTGATGCCTTCTTCAAATGCTCTTTCTGTGCTATACCAAACAACCGCTTCGGCTCTTTCGGGCTGTAAATAAAGTCCGTTGTGTGGCATTTCAATGGCTACTATAATACCAATACCGTGTTCTGTTTTGACTTCCTGCCCGATAAAAAAACGAGGCATAACAGCAGTTTGGCGCAAGCTGCGAGTGTAGTCTGATAATTTAGTTTCGTGTTCCATGTTTTGTTTTGTTGTTAAGTGAAAATTCGTGTTCCAAAATCGCAGCCTGTCGCCAAGCTGCATCACGTTATGTGCCATTGCCGCACCCTCAATAATGCTTCGGGCATGGAAGCTGTTCCTCGCATTGTCCACGCTTCGTGCGGCAACGGTTCGCTACCACCGCACCGCCTAACGCTCACGCCACATAACACTATGTTTAAACAATGCCCTTAGTTCAGTTCTTTGTAGTTCGTTTTGTGCTATAAGTCGGGCACTGTTTAAACACTTGTTCATTATAAGCAAGCTGCTACGTTCCTGCTCCGAATGAAAGTTCCCCATTGTTCAGCCATAGCTTTTGCCACCCCACTAAAAGTTTTTGAGCTTTCTTTTTGAGTGATGCTTACAGAATGGTATTTCTGTCCTCGTTTCTTCCCTCCAGTATTGCTCGGTAAATACGGCTTATAGTTGCTTTGAATATCAGTCGGCTTTAATAGTGGCAAATTTTTCAACCATAATAAAGTTCGTTTACTGTATTCGTGTCCATATTCGTATGGCTGTATCGCTTGGCTATGTTTTGGCAATTCAACTACTTTTAATGGTGTCGGGTTTTCAACTGCAATAAATTCAATCGGTGCATTAAGTAGTTCCAAAAACATAGCCTTCGCTTCAATTGCTTTTGCATATCTATCTTGGCACAAATTACCTGCCGTTGGATACATCCATCTTGCTCCTGCCTTACTCATATAAGTGCAAGGTGGGTGTGCAATCATCATATCATATTTACCACTATAAGCCTCTTTTATTGCATCTCCTACAATATGCCATTCGGGATGTCCTCCGCTACATTCTTGTAGGTCACAACTATAAGCCTCAAATCCTAATTCTCGGAAAGCTCTGCAAACTTCTTGGCTCTCCTCACAAGCTATTAATATTTTCATTTCAATTTAAGTTTTTCGTTAATAATCCGCAGCCAACTTATAACAACGTATAGGCGGCATTAAAACGACCGCCTATACGCAGCCGTTATATGAAATAAAAAATTTGTAGGGAGCGCAGGATTCGAACCTGCAAACCACAGAGCTAAGGTTTTATACCAGCATTTCTGCTTACGGGCGACTTCGTGGTGCTTCCGCCAATCTACTGCCGTATTCCAATTCCGCCAGCTCCCCAAATACAAAAGAACAAATTTTTTACATCATATAACACAGTATTTGCGTCATTAAAACGAGCGCAAATACTCGTCCGTTACCTGCAAGGCTAAGATACTGCATATAATGACATTCCGATAATAACCAAAGCGTGTAATAATTGGTCAAATCCATACACAATCCAATGCCATTTATTAGCAGGTGATTGTAGTGCAGGAAACCACACATTCATTTTACCTTTCCAAGTATCAATTAAAAAGTGTGTTACCCATTGGAATATTACCAAGTAAGCCCAATCATTTGTAAAGCCAATAAACAACCCTAAAACAAGCGACATTAACATTGTGTGCATCGCAGCGTGAATGAATATTGGAAATAATGGCTTTCCAAGTCGCTTTGCATTAAGCATCCAAGCAGTTGATAAATGTGTGTAATCTGCTAAAAAATGGCAGATAAATAATCCGATTAAAATTTGTGTTTGCATTTATTTTTTAATTTAAGTTCCTACTGATAAACCGCCCAGCAGGTAACAGCGGTTTGTAGCAAAAAGGGCTGACGTGCTACATTCGTCATTTGTGGTTCTAATCGGCAGTAGTGGAAGGTCGAAACTGTGTGCTTCTAAAACCCTTTCAGCTACAAGCCGCAAACCGTTAGCTTTCCACTTCCTCAAAATTATCCTCACAGCATGGGCTTGCAGGTTCAGTATATGGAGTGTTCCCGTATTCTCCACCTGTATCAACCATAACAGGGATTGAAAATTCTTTGCCGCATTTATCACAAGTGTACATGATCTAATCTATTAAAGTGATTAATACTTTTTTATTTAGGGCCTTAGCAACCTTTGTCATACTGGCTAAGTTAGTGTATTTGCCCGCCTCTATTGCGTGAATAGTAGGTCTGCTAACATTTGATATGGCTGCTAATTTTAGCACGCTTAAACCAGCGTTTTCTCGTGCCTGTTTGAATATGTTATTTGTCATCAAATAAGTCTAAAATGTGAGTTAATGTAAGGTCTAAATGAGAACACATAGTCGCTGCTATCCCGATAGTAAGTTCTGTATAGAAATGTGTTTTACTTAAATCACTATAAATGCCTTGGATAGTAGTTGGATATTTGGATTCAAGTTCTTTAAGTTTAGCCTTATGCTCCGGCTTCAGTCTTTCAAGTAAGTTTCTCATTAGTTCAAGTCTTTAAATTTTTCGAAGTCATCTTTAATTGAAGGGTAAAGAATGTAAGCGATACCCATAATAACCAGCAGTAATCCAATTAGTGCTAAGTTTGCGTAGATTGTTGTGTCTGTTGTGTACATAATGTTTTGTCGTTGTTTTGTGTATACAAATGTATATTCGTTATCCTATACAAGTCAAGTATTTTTTACATCAGTTTTGTAACTTATTGATAATTAAGTCAATAATTTTACGTGAAAATAAAAAAGCAGCCCGAAAGCTGCTCTTTGAAACAAACAAAACAAACATTATGAATCTGGCATTGCACCGGTAATGTGATGTGCAATATTAAAACAGGAAAATAAATACTTGCATATGTGTGGGTAAATATTATCTTTGCATTACTTCATGTAGGTTTTAATTTGGTTTTTACTAAAAGGGGCTGCAATAATTTGCGGCCTTTTTTATTTTTTTGCTTGCATTATTAAAACTGTTTACTATATTTGCACTCATAGTTCTGGTCTGACAATATAGAACTGAAGATATTAATACCTCGTTATTGGATTTTGGAAGTCAGACCCCAAATGAAGATAGCGGGGTTTTTTATTTTATGGCAGAAAACAAAAAATCATTTATTGCTTATTCCGATTGGTACGGAATGTTTAAGGCATTGCCTGATGAAATTGCGGGTAAATTAGTAAAACACATCTTTGCTTATGTTAATGATGAAAATCCCACAAGTGAAGATTATGTAATCAATGCACTATTTGAGCAAGTAAAAAGCACGCTTAAAAGAGATTTAGAAAAGTGGGAAAAGGAACGAAGTCAACGAAGTGAAGCTGGTCGAAAGAGTGCAGAAAAGCGTTCAACGAAATTCAACGACCGTTCAACGACCGTTAACGAAATTGAACGAAATCCAACTGTAAATGTAAGTGTAAGTGTAAATGATAGTGTAAGTGATAATAATAAAGTATTTAGTTTTAAAAAGTCTTTACTTAATTTAGGAGTTGATGAATTGGTTGTTGATACATTCTTACAAATAAGAAAGAAAAAGAAATTAGTAAATAGTCAAATTGCATTTAACAAAATAAAAAATGAAATTGCATTATCAAAACTTCATCCTAATAAAGCAATAACCATAGCAGTTGAAAAAAGCTGGGGTGGATTTGAGGCTGCATGGTTGGATAAACAACAACAACCACAACAAACAAATCAAATCATTTATAAAAACCTATTATGAACGGATTAGTACCACCAAATAACAAAAGCGCAGAAGAAGCCGTTATCGGTTGCGTTTTAGTTGAATCTAAAAGATTGTATGACTTCATGGAATTTCTTAATCCTGAAGCGTTTTATAACGAAAATTACGGAGAAATTTACAAAGCTGTATTATCCTTAAACAAAAAAGGCGAACCTGTAGATGTGATAACCGTATCAAAAAAGCTAAAAGAACTTGGTAAGCATGAACAGATAGGTGGCACGATGGCATTGGTAGGTTTAACCAATAAAATAGGAAGTACGGCAAATGCAGCGGCTTATGCACGAATCGTTAATGACTGTTACATAAAGAGAAAAGCAATATCATTTGCTCACGAACTTGCACAATTAGCTTACAAGGATGGAGCAACTTGTAATGAAGTAATAGACTATTCTCAGCGAGGCGTTAATAAAATATCAGCAAACGTGGTTGTGAGTAATACAACCAACGCAGCCGAGTTGTTTATTGAAACATTAAAGATAAATGACAAGTTAGTACAGAATACAAATGCTTTGGTTGGAGTTGATACAGGACTTCAAACCTTAAACAAGTTAACGAGCGGTTTCCAAAATTCGGATTTAATTATAATCGCTGCAAGGCCCGGACAAGGTAAGACAAGTTTGGCATTAACTATATTAGATGCACCATTAAAATCAGGCGTTTCAACAGGGATATTCTCACTTGAAATGAGTAGCCGTCAACTTTATGCACGTTTGATAGCGCAAAAAACCGATGTAATATTAGATAGTATATTAAGACGTGGGATGAATCATCACGAACTTGAAAAGGTTTTAGAACACCAAAACGTACTATGTAATGAAAATATGTTATTTGATGACACGGGAGGCATGACGTTGTTTAACCTTGTAAATAAGGCCCGCAAATGGAAACGTGAACATAACTTAGGTTTATTAGTGATTGACTATTTACAGCTTGTGGTGAACAAAGAAAAAGGAACAACACGTGAGCAAGAAGTTAGTGAGGTAAGTAGAACCTTAAAAGCATTAGCAAAGGAACTTGACATACCGATAATAGCCTTGGCCCAGTTAAGCCGTGCAAGTGAAAAAAGAGGTTTAAGTGCAAGGCCGATGAACTCCGACCTTAGAGAGTCAGGAAGTATAGAACAAGATGCCGACATGATTATATTTATTCACAGACCGAGCGAATACGGAGTGCCTGAAATGGAAGATGGCTCACCAAGTGATGGCAAAGCTGAATTAATAATAAGCAAACACCGCAACGGCCCGACTGGGAAAGTAGTGGTTGGATATGATGGGCCTCGCACAAAGTTTTACGATTTGCAAAGTTTTAATGCACCGTTTTAAAATGAAAATAACAATAACATCACACGGAGTAACCACCACCGCAGAGTTAAGCGATGAAGCAACTATTACCGAAGTAGTAGACGTGATTAAAGGCTTATTGATAGCACAGGGGTTTCATCACGAATTAGTAAACGAACATATAAAAGGAAATTAATATGTGGGGCAAAGAGTTAACCGAAGCGCAGAAAAAAGCACTTGAAGATTACGAAAAAGAAAGGCAGGAACGTATCGAAAGAATACGACAAAAATGGGAAGGCGTTAAAATGTGGAAAAAAAGTAAAGCAAAGAAAAAGTAATTTGACATAAATTTGTGTATGCCCGAAAGTGAAACAAACGAAGAATTTTATTATGAAGACCCAACCACACCGCATGATGTGGTGAACTTTGTAGGCCAAATGTTTTATTGTTTGGATTTTATAGATACAAATGATGTAAACTTAACCGATTCAGGGAAAAGAGCAATAGCACGGATAAGGAGAAAATCATTGAAGATGTTGGACTGGGCAACCACAGAAATGTACGATAGTATATTTGACGATGAAACCTCTAACAACAATGAATAATGGCAGGTAAGAAAACCTCTAAATCTATTTTAGCTATTGAGTATATTAAGAAATACCCGAATAGCACACCAACAGCTTTGGCAAAATTGCTTATTGAAAACTATCCCGATGTGTTTGGAGATATCGAAAAAGCCCGTAGCATAGTAAGAACTGTTTTGGGCAAAAGCGGTTCGTACAAAAGAGATAAAGCCCATGTTGACATACGAAAAGAATTAGCTGGATTTAAAAAACAAATGCCAAAAGGAGAGAGTGAAAAATGTGAGCCGTATTATTTGCCAAAATCATGCACACGGATTTTAGTGTTATCGGATATCCACATACCTTACCATTCAGACGAGGCATTGATAGCAGCGATTGAATACGGATTAGAAAAGGATGTGAACTGCATATATCTAAACGGTGATACAATGGATATGTACCAGTTAAGCAGGCACGAGAAAAATCCAATGAACCGCTCATTTAGTTATGAATTGGATGCGACAAGGGCTTTTTTAAAAGCACTCCGAGAAACATTCCCAAATGCACACATAGTTTACAAAATAGGGAACCATGATGCACGTTATGAAAAGTACATCATGCAAAACGCTCCACACTTATTAGGGGTTGATGCTTTAAAACTTTATGAGTTATTAGACTTTACCGAGTTAAGAATACAGGAAGTAAAAAGTATGCAATGGGCTTATGCGGGTAAGTTACCTATATTACACGGACACGAACTACCAACTAAATCAGGCGGAGTAAATCCAGCACGTACAGTACAACTCAAACTAAACAAGCAAGGTATTGTAGGACACTTTCACCGGGAAACCAGAAGCAACGGTAAACAGTTTGATGACAAACCTTACACTACTTATTCAAGCGGATGCTTATGCGACCTTAATCCGGCCTATATGCCTATTAACGATTGGACTCACGGATTTACGTATGTAGAAATTAATCCACGTTCAGGTGAGTATTACGTGCAGCAAAAGACCATAGTTGAAGGTAAGATATACTAATGAATAAAGATGAAATAATATTGAGCGTATTTAATGACAAGGAATTGAAAAGCCTTGCAGGTAAGTATGATGTCAATGGTGATTTGTGGAGCGAGTTAATGGTGTACTTGTGTGAAATGGATGCTGAGAGATTAGAACACATATACACACAGGGATTTATGCGATACCATGTAGTAAGTTGTATCACCCGATCAAGTTTAATGTATCAAAACTATGTTAAGCATGAACGCAAATTAAGTTTTACTGATGAGCCAATAGGTGTAGATATAGAAGATAGTTTCTACACGGAGTTGATAGAAATAAGTGGCAAAGATGTTAATAGGGATGAGTTGCTACATTTAGTTAATCACATTGCTAAACTTGAAAATATCTATGACCGCGAGTTGTTTTTATTAATTACTCAGGGTGTGGATTTAGGTAATGGAGAGTTTAAAAAGTTTAATAGCATAGCGGAAATTAGCAAAGCAACAGGGATAAGCTACACCACACTATACAACAGTTACAAAAAAACAATTAGGAGAATAAATGAAAAAGTTACGCATATTATTAATTCGAGGGGGTGCGCCTAACGGGGTTAGCTATCATAGATTATTGAGGCCTCACAAAGTGTTATGTCAACAATATGAGTATGATGTGCATGATTGTGATGCTATTGAGCAAGTGAGTGATGAAACATTGAAAAGCTTTGATATTGTAATTGGCAACCGTACCATTGCATCAGTTGGAGAAGTAGACAAGCAAATTGAGCAAATAAACAGAATTAAAAAGGCAGGCCCAAAGGTAGTTTTGGATTTAGACGATTACTGGCATCTGCATAAAAACCATGAGTTATCCTCATGGTGGGCAAAACATAACATGACATCCGTTATTATTTCAAACATTAAAAATGCAGATTACATAACCGTTACACATGAAGTTGTAGGCCAATTAACAAAGCGCAATTATACTATATTACCAAACGGATTAGATAATACCGAAATACAATTTGAACGCAAAACCAGAGCCATAAGAAACACATTGGACTTTGGATGGTGTGGAAGTTCTAATCATATTTACGATATTAACTTAATGAGCGAATCATTAAAAAGGTTGAATGAGGAACAAGTAAATTATCGCATGAACTTTTTAGGGTGGAATCCTGAAATGAAACACTCTAAATATTACGAATGGATATTAACAGGTTTAGGCACGGCAAAGGACAATCAGTACACAAACATAGCCGGGAAAGAAGTAGATACATACGGTGCGTTATATGACCACATAGACGTGGCCTTAATTCCATTAGTAGACAACCCGTTTAATAATTGCAAATCAAATCTAAAAATGCTTGAAGCTGGGGTAAAGGGTAAGGCCGTTATAGTATCTAATGTTTATCCTTACACATCAATATTAAAGCACGAAAAGAATTGTTTAAAAGTTAACCCGACCGATAATACAAACGGATGGTATAAAGCCATAAAGAGATTAGTAAACAATCCGAACATGGTGATTGACTTAGCCAACCAGTTACATGAAGATGTTAAGCCATACGATTTGACAAATTTAGTCAAGACAAGACATGAGTTTTACCAATCAATTATAAAGTAAATATGACACAAGAAGAAGCAAAAGAAGTAATTAAAAATAACCTGCCAGCATTTGAAAGGCAAAGCGGTTATACACATGAAGTACCAATGGCAGTTGGATTACTTCATAAAGAATGGTTTGGCGCTATTCCTGCAATGAATTGTAAGGAATGTGTACTATCAGCAGTTTATCGAGTATTCACCCATTATAAAAATGTTTATGATACACCAACAACCTAATATTATTTATTCACATTCAGGCGCACACGGTGATGTTATCTATTCACTACCAACGGTACGCAAAATAGGAACTGGCTTTTTTAAAGTAACATGGGGCGAAAAGGAGTATTTAAACCTTAAGCCATTACTTGAAGCGCAGCCGTATATAAAAGAATGTTTGCCACCTACAAGCCCTGCAATAGTTACACATAACCTTGATTTGTTTAGACTAACTTCGGGAATAGGACAAGTACCATTAATCCTAAATCATATGAGAGCCTTTGGTCTAAATGAGGCAGGATGGAATGAACCATGGTTAAGCGTGCCTGCAAAGCAATTTATAAAGGGCAAGTATGCTTTAGTTAACGTAACACCGCGTTATCATGCACATGGATTTAATTGGACAAAAGAAGTCCAATATTTACAAACCAAATATAAAAAGGTTTACTTCATTGGTGAAGAAAAAGACATGGTAGGCCCGTTTGAAGGATTAGGATATTTTAGAACCGATAATTGTTTGGAGCTTGCTCAACTAATTAACGGAGCGGAAGTGTTGAGTTGTAACCAGTCTTTATGCTTAAGTATTGCACAAGGGTTAGGTAAGCCTTACAGATTAATGGTTGCAGATAACCACACCAACTGCATACATAACGTACCAAATGAAACTTTATTAAACAAATGATAGTACACGGATTCGAATACGCAATAAACAAAGACGGGGTATTGCAACAGGTAAATCCTGAGATAATTAAGTATGACTTTGATTACATCTTAGACAGGTACGGGAATATCCCAGACAAGCGGGCAAACATGAGCCACTTAAGATTTGCATATATGATGGGGTGTATAGGCAAGCCTTACAAATTATTAGAGATAGGCTATGGGGCAGGAGATTTTATAAAGTTGTGCGCGGATTCAGGCATAGAATGTTTAGGCCATGACATCACAGGCATACCAACACCGCAAGGCGTTCAATATACAGAAAGCATTTATGATCATGTAGACGTGGTATGTATGTTTGACGTATTAGAACACTTTGAGGATATCAACTTTATTAAAAACCTCAATACTCAGTTTGTTTATGTAAGTGTACCTAACTGCTCAATGCCAAACGATTTAGGGTATTTAACTTATGCCTATCCACATTTGAGGCCAAATGAACACTTACATCACTTTAATGCAGAAAGTTTAGTTAAGCATTTCAGGCGTAATGGGTATATCTTAAAGGCGATGTCTAATGTAGAAGACATAATCAGAAAAAGGCCAAATATTGACATTAATATAATAAGTGCTATCTTTGTGAAAGAATGAAACAAACATTAATAATGGCAGCCATGCTAATTGGATTAGTAAGCTGCGAAAAAGAAAGCTACACGCTACCGGCAACTGAAATTAAGAGCGAACAATGGATATTAAATGATAGTGTGGCATATCACCACAACTGCCAGTTAATAGTATTTAAGTCATACGTAACCTATTTAAACGGACAAATGCACCAAATAATGCACGTTAAGCAAGTAATAGGTGAGCCTTGTAATTATGATAAACCACAAACAAACGATTAACCATGGGCAAAGGGAAATACAGTAAAGAACTGTTTGACAAAATATGTCAAGACATAGCAACTTCAAGTAAAGGCTTAAAAGAGGTATGCGAAAACCACGGTGTAAGTAGTGTGGCCTTTTATTCATGGATTAAGGATGATAGTCAATTACTTAACATATACACGCGTGCGCGCGAAGAGCAGGCCGATTTATTAGCCGATGAAATAATCAAGTTAGCAGACGATAAAACAGGTGATACTCAGGCGGGTGAGTTTGGTGATGTAGGTAATGCAGCGAATATAGCCCGTTCCCGTTTACAGGTTGAGGCCCGCAAATGGATAGCCGCAAAGCTGAAGCCGAAGAAGTACGGTGATAAAGTAGAGGTTGAAAGTAATGTGAACATTCAAAGTTTGCCCGATTGGCTGACTAAGAAAATTGAATAAACAGCCGCTTATACTTTTTTTCAGTAAAAAAATGCCTCAAAACACGACCTTTTAAAACGTTCGTATAAAATGAAACTCAACCCGAACTTTGTATTTATTGAAAAGAATATAAGTGAAAAGCGTGTACTTGCATTACAAGGCGGTACACGTTCGGGAAAAACGTATTCAGCATTGCAATGGATTGTGCGCCAATGTATGCAGTATAAAGGGTTAACTATCTCAATAGTCCGTGCCACGTTGCCAGCGTTAAAGGCTTCGGCTATGCGCGACTTTGTGGAGATACTAACAAATTTAGGTTTGTACTCGGAATCCAACCATAATATGACCGAAAACGTGTACACCTTAAACGGGAGTACGATTGAGTTTTTTAGCGTTGACAATGAGCAGAAGTTAAGAGGTAGGAAGCGAGACCTTTTATTTGTAAACGAGGCCAACGAAATAACACTTGAACAATGGCGGCAGTTAGTGTTCAGAACCACGGGCCGAATAATCATTGACTATAACCCATCCATGGTGGACTCATGGATTTATGACCATGTACTTACACGTGAGGATTGTGGCTTGTTAGTAACCACCTACAAAGACAACCCACATTTAAGCGAATACATCATTCGAGAGATTGAAGCCTTAAAGGATGCAGACCCTGAATATTGGAAAGTGTTTGGTTTAGGTGAACGAGGGCAGCTAAAAGATTTAGTATTTAACAACTGGGCCTCATGTCATTCAATATCTACCGATGCAACTTTAATTGGTTACGGTTTAGATTTTGGATTTACAAATGACCCTACCGCAATAACAGCGGTTTATAAACAGGATGGTGAGTTATGGTTGGATGAGGTGTGCTACCAATCAGGATTGACAAACCCAGATATTTGTAATGTGCTAAAATCAAAAGGCATACGCAATGAGGTGATAATCGCGGATAGTGCTGAACCGAAAAGTATTGAAGAAATAAGACGGCAAGGTTTCAACATCCAAGGCGCACTAAAAGGTAAGGACAGTATCAATACATCCATAGACGTATTAAAGCGTTATAAATTAAACGTAACCCAGTCAAGTGTAAACCTCATAAAAGAGTTAAGGGCTTACAAATGGGAAACAGATCGGGATGGCAAACACACGGGCCGAACAGTTGACTATTTAAACCACGGGATTGATAGCGTGAGATATTTAGCGTTAAATAAATTAATGCAAGGTATGAGTGGCAAATATGCCATAAGATAATTATTGACTAATTTTGTTTTACATATATGAGAATACCGCAAAAGTGGAGCGACTTAAAGATTAAGCAGTTTATTGAGTTACGTGCTGCATTAGAGATGAGGGATATTGAAAGCCTTGATAGGAACGTGTTGATAGTTTCGGCACTACTTGACAAGCCAGTTGAATGGGTAGAAGAAAACTTATCATTGGTTGACTTGACTAATATTATAGGCCAATGTACTTTTACAAAGGAACTGCCACCAGCAAAAGCGGCTAAACGTTTCTTTTTGGGTGGTAAATTATGGCGTATGGATTTAGAGATAAAAAATATTTTGCCAGCTCAGTATATCGACATTAGCCTATTAACCAAAACAGATGAGGATATAATTGAGAATATGCATAAAATTATGGCTATATTTTGCAGGCCGTGGTATCAAAGAAAATACAATAGTAAAAAGGCCATAAAGTACGCGGAAATATTTTATAAGGATATGCCGTCCGACTTTGCGTATAGTAGCGCGCTTTTTTTTTATCATCTTTACACGGCATCATTAGATGCTACCCGAACCTATTTGCTGAAGCAAGCGGAGGAACTGATGAAGAAAGTGGAAGCGGAACAAGCGAGGTTAGCCTCGAACGGTCGTGGTTAGATGTCCTCTACAGGATGAGCAACGGAAAACGGAAAGACTATGGTTACTATCTTAATGAAATAACGCTTATTGAGTTTCTAAATCACATGGCTGATATTAAGGATAGGATGAAACAGGAGTTAGGTAAATAGCCTGACTTTTTTGTTTTAAAAGTGTGATATTACCAAGTGCATCCACTAACAGGCTACAAGATAAATTCCTTAAAGGTAAGGGTTTGGAAAGGTACGGACAGAAGCAAGTAAACTTTAATGCACTTGCAATGACACCTATTCAGCGAGTAGTTACAAAGTACGTTGCACGTATGCAAAAAGGAGTGCAGGCAAATATCGCGCGTAAAAATCAAATCAGTTCAGGTAATGCGTATCAAACGGTAGGTGGTGCAATATCCACGGATAACAATGTTAATTCAGTATTGGTTTATTTTACCGTACCTAATTACTTGAAGTATCAAGATTTAGGGGTAAAGGGTAAAAGGTTTACCTATGCGGCTTCACGTGAAAGCCCGTATCAATACACAACTAAAATGCCACCGCGTCAAGTAATGGAAAAACACTTGATAATGAAGTACGGCACACCTAAAAAGGAATTGTACATGGCATCAAAGAGTTTGCAGAAAAAGATTTTTAACAAGGGTATAAAAGCAACCAAGGTAATACAGCGAGCGATTACACCTAAATTAATTCAACAGGCCGAAATGGACATTGCTAAAATAGCAGGTCAATCAGCCGCAATACAGATTTTAGAATTATGAGTTTTACATTAGTTAAAAGGCCAACAGGTTATCAGCCGATATACAATGACTTAGAGGTATTGTGTACTTCGACAAGTGCAAGCCAACCTAAGTTTCAATTTTGCATGGATGTAACTTTGATTGATGACAGCGTGCCATATACGGCAAGCATAGGTAGGTTTAAAGCAAGGCCGATAACATCAGAAGCACAATTAAGCCCATACGGTTTTTTTAATTTGTCGGATATTTTACAAAGCCGCAAAGAGTTTCAAACATGGCCCATTAACCCATTTCAAAAGCAAGCATATTCAATTAGCGTACAGATGGGGTTTGAGTCGGCTGCGAGTACATCGGCCGCACCTGTTTATGTACCGACAAGCGCGTTTAGTTTTGTTGGATATAACGGAGCATTACCAGTAAGCGAGTATCAAAACTATAACTCTTTGAACTTGTACAATGATGTAACCACAAGCGGCACAAGCGGAATTGGGATGAGGTTTTTAACATCACTACCTAACCGAAAAATAGTAAACAGTACAGAATTAAACTTAGATGTTTTAAACAATAGCAGGGCTTCGCGTTACCTTGTTAAATTCTTTAACGGTGCGACATTACTAAACACCACAAGCGGTTCGGCTACAAGCACTTTTTTTGAAACCTACAAACGATTAGACTTTAGCCCATCGCAATTTACCATACCATCAGGCACTACACGATACGCGGTTGAACTGATAAGGCAAGGCAATACCAACCCGCTAACACAACCTTATGAAGTGTTATTGAATAGCGAGTGTACGCGCTTCGAGGCGGTTAATGTTTATTTTCAAAACAAGTACGGGGCTGAAGATGTATATGTATTTAACCGTAAGTCAACAAAGCAATCAAACATTGATCGTAAAAACTTTAAACGCGGATTTGGATTAAACACCCCTTACAGCATACAAGGAACTAACACATTTGCAAGTAATATAAAACGCCAACACGTATTGAATACCGATTGGCTAACACAGGCAGAAAGCGAGGCATTGAGCGAGTTAGTAGAAAGCAATAATGTATTTATCGCATTTGACGGTAATTACATACCAGGCCGTAAATCACAAGTTGACTTTACGTTTACTCTTGTGCCCGATATTGGTGGTGATTTCTATGTAAATGCAGGTTGGTTCTTTTCGGTAACTAACGCCAATGGGACATACACTTATACTCAGGCCGTTGATACTGACTTATTCCCAGATGCGGCTGCTGTTGCAGATGAGTTAATTCCGTTAATAAGGGCCAGCGTAATAGGGGCGTTTTATGATGTGGTTGATATTTCGGGTGCATCATTAGCATTTAGATTAATCGCTAAACAAACAGGTACGGCCTTGTCTATTACAGGAACAAGCACATCGACAAGTATTCAAAGTTTGGCCTATGGTACATTTGGAACTGTAACCACAGGTTTAAATGCCGACATCCCACAACGTATTCCTGTAACGGTTAATAACGATTCATTCGAGTACAGAAAAAAGACAAACGGTGATTTAATCCAAATTGAATTGACCGTTACTGAGAAAGCAAGTTACGAAAGGCAAGCGAAATGATAACACCTAAACTATACATAGGAGGTATTGAGGCGGACATAACCGAGGCTGATCCAATAGTGGTTGACTATTCGATTAGTGATGTAATGAACCCAGCTACCCGCAAAGTAAGCAGTTCAAAAAGTATCACATTGCCTGGAACTGCAAATAATGATTCTATATTTAAACAGTTGTTCATAGTAGGTAAGGACAACAATATCGTTACCTTTAATCCTAACTTAAGAGTAGTTGCTTTTTTACAAATAGGGGCTTCAAATGTTTTAGATGGATTCTTTCAGTTGCTTGAAATAAAACGCACACAAACAGGCCACCAATATATAGGGGTGTTATACAGCGAGGGCAAAAGCCTATTTAGCAAAATGGGTGATAGCTACATCACAGGTAATGCCACAAGTGCAAATGATGTAAGTTTAGAAACCACATCAGCCGTAACGGTTGGGTGTGATTCTGATGGTGGCAAAGCAAGGGCCAATAACTTTGTGGCAAGTTTAAGAGCGGCTGAACGTTACTATGTGGATTCAGGCAATACAAGTGAATTAAGCACATACCCGTTTTGGCGTGTACCTTTTAACAATCAAAGGTTAGCCGTAAAATGCAGGCATATTTGGGATAGGATATTTCAAAAGTATGGTGAAGTGTATGATAGTAGCTTTATTACTACAAGCGGTTTTAATAAGTTCGTGTACATGGATTGCAAAAAGGACTTACCTAATTTAACCACCACACAATACAATAATATTTCGGCCCGCGTAAGTAGGTCAACAAATACAGGTTACACTTTTGCACCATCGGGTTATAACACAATTATTTTTAACAATGACGTTTTAGACCCTGACAATCGATACAATAACACCACAGGTATCTTTACTTGTAATTCGTTTAGAAGTTATGACATTAATGCGAAAGTAAGTTTGCAAAGTAGATTGACGTTAACAACTTCAGCAAATTTTGTAAACCAACCTTACAATGTAACATTAACGGTTAGGCCATTTTCTGATGGGGTTGGATTTGGTACACCTTTAACGATTAGCCAAACATTTACTTTAAACGGCAATTACACTTCAGGCCAAACAATAGACTTTGCATATACAGCCGCAACGGGTGATATACTTTTTGATTATAAGGACTTCTTTGTATCTGCAATAAACTCAACATTTGATTTTAGGTTGTCAGTAAGCGCAACATTGCCAGCATCACTTACCGCAAGCGCACAAGTGTTAAGCGGTTCAACTTTAAGCATAACACCAAATAAAAACACATTGTCGCTGGGTGATACGTACACAATAGCAAATGCAATAAGCAATAAGCACAAGCAAAAAGACTTTATCGTTGATATGCTTAGGCTGTTCAATTTGTATATGTTTTTTGATGGCACTAAGTACATAGTCGAGCCAAGGGATAGTTTTTATAGCTTAGGGGTTACTTATGATTGGACTGATAAAGTAGACCGTTCACAGGATTACACAATAGTACCTGTGGGGCAGTTAAGTTGGAAAGAATTGCAGTTTAAATTTCAGGATGACAATGATTATTACTCTAAACTTTACAAACAGCAATTTACCGAGGTGTATGGTGAGCAGGACATAATAAACGAAAACGAGTTTATAAAAGAGCCTAAAGAAGTAGAGTTAAGTAGCAGCGCACCAATTACAGTAAGCACGGCTATAAACAGGCCAAAGACCCAACACCTATACGATTTAAACAACGGCAATCGCCAACCAGTTGACTGTAAACATAGATACGGAATTTGGGGCGGGTGGATAGAAGATGGAACGGCATTTTGGCAATGGTATTTTTCTGCCTCTAATCTTATTAATTCTTCAGGGTATGCTTATGTTGGTGAGTTTAATAATCCGATTAACGTAACCGAAAGTACATTGTTTGGTTTACCAAGTCAAATTTATTACCAAGCCTCAACGGTAACTCTTAACGCAAACAGCACGTTATATCAAACCTATTATAAGAATGACATTAATAATCAGTTAGGACTTAACGCAAAATTATTAAGGTGCTATGTAAAATTAGAACCGTTTGAAATAAACAACTTGAAGTTATATGACAAGGTTATTATTGACGGTGTTTTGTTTTTAATAGGTAAGATAAATTCATATAACACCATAATACAAGAACCAGTTGAAGTAGAATTAATACAATACGAATCATAATGGAAACAAAAATAGGATTAGAGGTAGAAGTAGATCCAAAAACTAATACCAATATAAAATCACTTAAAGCGCAACTTCGTGAGGCCGTACAAGAGGCACAAAAATTAAGTTCACAAGATTTCGGAAGTGCGGAAGCTGTGGCAGCACAGAAAAGAGTTGCACAGTTACGCGATCAAATAGACGATACCAATGATGCGATACAGTCATTTACAGGTGCTGGGCAATTTCAGGCATTTGGTAAAGCGGTTCAAGGTATAGCAGGTGGATTCACAGCGGCCCAAGGTGCAATGGCGTTGTTTGGTAGCGAAAGTGAGGATTTACAAAAGTTATTGGTACAGCTTAATGGAGCAATGGCATTAACACAAGGATTGGCCGCATTAGAAGATGCTCCACGAGCATTTATGCAAATCCGCACCATGATTGTAAGTCAAGTTATCCCAGCGTTAGGAACATTAAGAGGTGCTTTGATTGCAACAGGTATCGGGGCGGCTGCTGTTGCTGTGGGTTTATTAGTAGCTAATTGGGAAAAAGTTGTAAAAGTTGTTCGAGAGTTTATTGGATTAGGGCCAAGTCAGGCAGAAATTTTAAAGCAAAATGCTAAGTTATTAGAAACTCAAAACAAAATATTTGAACTTAGTGCGGATAAATACGATGAGTTTACCCAGCGTAAGATTAAGGCTAATTTAGAATTTAGAAAAACACAACAGGAATTAAACGAAAGTGTAAAAGAGGGTGTACGAACTCAGCAAGAGGCTAACGCATTAATAGCCATGGCCCGTGAAAAAGCAAATAGAGAAATAGCACAATCGGATGCGGATAGAGCAAAAGCCACAAAAGAGTTTGAGCAGCAAGAGTTTGAGAAACGTCAGGAAAAAGAACGCAAGCACATTGAGGAATTAAACCAATGGAAACTTGAGGCCGAAGCAAAATATCAACAAAAAAGACGTGAGAAAGCCGATGAGGATTTCAGGCGTGAACTTGAAGTACGCGAAACAATAGGCGGAGAAAAAGACAATGTATTTAAAATGATTGGATTGCCAACCCCTGAAAAGGCACAGGCGGCAATGGATTTGATACGGGCTAAAAAAGACCGCGAAGCGCAAAGGGAAATAGAGACTGAAAGAAAAATAGCTGAGGCAAAAAACGAAATTTCACAACAAAGTGTAAATATTGCAGGGGCTATTAATGCGGCATTGCTTCAAAATGATAATGTTTCAAAGACAATCGCATTGGCTCAAATAGCATACGATTCAGCACAAGCTATTACTAAAGCATTAAATACTACGTCAAGCCCTTCTGCGGATAACGTAGCCACAGGGGGATTGGCGGGTATTGCAAAGTTTGCTACCATTGCAGGTATCATTGCCGTAAATACTGCACGTGCTGTTCAAATAGTAAAGTCAAGAAATCCATCAATGGGTGGTAGTGGTTCAGGCGGAGGCCGTTCATTTAATACCCCTGCTCCACCAAGTTTTACCCCAGCACAAGGCGCAACTGTTCAAGGTGCGGGTGATATTCAATTAAGCAACCAACCACAGGCCACAAGGGTATTTGTAGTTGAAAGCGACATAAGAGGAACAATGAATAGAGTGGATGTAATTGAACGCAATAGGACTATTGGTTAAAAGGTAAATGTGAACTCAAATTGTTTTAGGTTATATGAACTTACCTATTTATAAGTTAGTAGTTGATGAAGAAGAATTGGGATTAGAGGCCGTTGCCTTAGTTGATAACCCAGCCATTCAAGTTAATTGGCAGGCGTTCAATAATAGTAAGCCTATAAAATTCCAACAGGTAGGAGACAGGCAAATAGTAAGCGGGCCATTAATGATTCCCGATTTACCTATATATCGCAGGGATAATGAAAAAGGCGAACACTATGTAATATTTGACCGTGATACCATTGAGCAATGTGCGCTTAAGTATTTTAAAAACGGGTTGCATAATTCGGTTAATATCATGCACGATTCGGACGAAGTAGTGAACGGAGCGACAATGATTGAAACGTTTTTTATTGACAAGTCCAGAGGCGTAGAAACTCCAAAAGGATATGACGAATTGCCAGACGGAACATGGTGGGGAACTTACAAAATAACAGATAAAAACCTTTGGGAAAACTTTATAAAGACAGGTGAGTTTAAAGGCTTCAGCGTAGAGGGTTTATTTAAATACGAATACGAAAAACAGGAAGATGCTAAATTGATTGAAGAAATCACCAAGGCATTGATAAATGGTAACAATTAACATTAATTATTTTATACACAATGGACATTCAAAGTTTAGTTAAAGAAAGATTGGCCGACATTAAGAAAATACTTTTTAATGAGGCTGAACCTGCAAAGTTTGTAGAAGCAACCTTAGCAGATGGAGTTACACAAGTAGTAATTGAACCAGCATTAGAAGCTGGCGCGGTTGTTTCGGTTATTGATGCCGAGGGCAATAAAGTTACAGCCCCAGCGGGTGAGCATCAATTAGCTTCAGGCGAAGTTATCACAGTTGATGAAACAGGTGCTATTACAGAAATCGAAATCGAGGACGAAATGAAAAAGGACGATAAGAAAGTAGAAGAAGAAATGGCTGCCCAATTTGCTGAAATCGCTAACGGTATCAATGCAAAAATTGCTGAAGCTACCGACAAATTTAACGAGCAAATTAACGCTTACAAATCAGAGTTGTCAGAAGCAAAGCAAGCCTTTGAAAATGAAAAAACTAAAAACGCTGAATTTGCAAAGCAGGTGTTTGACTTATTAAACAAAATTGCTGATAGCGAGTCAGGATCAAAAGAAGCTGCAAGCAAACAAAACTTCACTAAGGTAGCAAAAGAAGTTACCGCAAAAGATGAGGTTTCAGAATTAGTAAACAATTATTTATCACGAATCAACAAATAAAAATTTATAACAATGTCAAGTTTTAATTTAGCAGGGCTTACAGCCTACACAGAACAAAATGCTACCGCTTTAAAGTTGCGCGCATTTTTCACTTCGAAATCAATCCGTACTTTCACAGTTGAGCAAGGATATAAAGTTGCAACAACCTTAAACCGTGCCGCTGTTAATCTTTCACTACAAGCAGGTGGATGTGGTTGGACTACTACTACCGCTAACAGCGTAGCGTTAACACAACGTACTTTAACCCCTGGTTCGTACAAAATCAATATGCCGTTTTGTATTAAAGACCTTGAGGCTTACTTTACACGCGCTTATTTACCAGTTGGTCAACAGGCTAACCAATCAATGCCAACTGAATTAGAATCAGTATTTATGGATGGTGTTGTAGGTCGTTTTAGTGAAATTATCGAGCGCGCAATTTGGCAAGGTGATACAGGTTCAGGTGATGCGAACTTGAATAAGTTTGACGGATTTAACAAGATTTTAGACGTAGCTACTTCGGCTAACTCTTTCAATCCTGCTACTTCTGCATGGTCAATTTCAACTTCATTTGATATTATCGATGGTGTTATTAACGCTATCCCAGCTGAGGTAATCGATAAAGAAGATACCCAAGTTTACATCTCAATGCCTCGTTTCCGCGAATACTTGACAAGATTACGTCAATTAAACTTATTCCACTACAATGGAAATGCAGCGGTTGAAGGTGGAACTCCAAGTTTTGAAATCGTACACCCAGGCACTAACGTTAAAGTTGTAGCGTTAAACGGATTGACTAACTCAAACAGAATCTGGGCTGGTCAGGCTTCAAACTTTGTAATCGGTGTAGACAACCCATTTGAATCAACCTTGATGGATATGTGGTATTCACAAGATAACCGCGAAGTGCGTTTCGCATTAGAGGGTATGATGGGTGTTCAAGTTTACTACCCTGAACAAATTGTTCGTCAAGTAATCACAGTAGCTTAATAATTAACAAGGGGCGTGAAATACCGCCCCATATTTTAAAATAATATGTGTAATTTAACAACAAATATCACAGTTGACTGCCGTAATTCGGTTGGTGGTATAAAGGAGTTGAAATTACGTAAGCACCCAAGCACTAACGATATTACACTTACCTCAGCAAATGTTGTGAGTGCTATTGCTACAAGTGGTTGGTACAAATACGAATTTCGTCCTGAGACTGCCTCGTTTACTGAAACAGAAAACGAAAACGATGTAAATGGAACGGTGTTTTATGAGCAAGTACTAAATGTAATGCTTCATAAACTAAACACTACTACCCGTAATGAATTAAGAATATTAGCACAAGCCCGTTTAGATGTGGTTGTAGCTGATAGAAATGGTAAGTACTGGTTATTGGGTTGGAACAACGGTTTAACTAAATCGGGAACAGCCGTAACAGGTCAAGCCATGGGAGATATGAATGGTTATACGTTGGTGTTCACAGGTAAAGAAGAATTATCAATGGTAGAAATCACTTCAGCAACATACGCCACACTCACAGCTTAATCCATATTTTCTAATTGTTTAAAGGCCACTCTTAACGGGGTGGCTTTTTGTTTTGTAAAATAATCAATGTTTTTTGTTTTATTAGTATGATTAGCATTAACAAAGGCGAACTTAACGAGGTATATTTAACTCTTGCAGAAAAGACAACTGTTACCGTGCCTCAATATTTATTCGAGGTTCAAAATGCAACTACACTTGTAAAGAAATACTTTACTGCTAATTACACTACAAGCGCACAATATCAAGTATTTTATATTTTAGATAGCGCAACCGAAGACTTATATAACGGGGTGGTTGATTTTGTGAGTGGATTTTATCAATACAAAATTTATCAAGAGCGCAACGGATTAGTGCCAGTTGGTGAACCGATTGAATATGGCAAAGTACAAGTAATAGCTGAACCATACACAGAAACATACTACACTAATTTAGTACAAACGAATAAAGTATATACGAATGAGCAATAATATTAAAGTAATAAAATTAGCCGTAACCAAGGTAGAGGATTTTCAAGAAAAAAAGGGAAATCAGAAATGGGTGTTTTGGGGAAAGTTTAATGACTATCCGCAAAAGTTAATTAAGCTATTTAACGAAAGTGCAAAGCATGGTGCTATTGTAACAGGTAAAGCCAGTTATGTAGTAGGGCGTGGAGTAATTCACACTAACCCAACAGCAGAAACTGACAAGTTTATAAACAAAGCAAATCCAAATGATACACTCGAAGTATTATTAAAGAAATTAGCATTAGATTATGAGTTGTTTGGTGGGTATGCTATATTGGTAGTGCCTAATATTCTAAAAGATAAACCAGCTTCTTACTATCATGTAGATATATCAAAGGTTCGTTTAAGTGAAGACTGCAAAACGGTGACCATTAGTGATGAATGGGAAACGGCTAAAACGGGCAAGCCTAAAAAGGCCGTGAGAGAATATCCTGTATTTGATGGTTCGTATCAAAGTGAAAGTATTATCTTATACACCTGCTACCGTCCAAATATAGGCATATACCCACAGCCTGAATACACACAAGGGTTAGCAGCGATTGAAACCGATGCAAGGGTGAGCAATTTCCATTTGAACAATTTAAGAAACGGGTTTTTTGCTAATAAGATAATCAACTTTAACAACGGATTACCAAGCGCAGAAGAACAGGACGATATAGAAAGAGCCGTACAGGACAAGTTTACTTCGGATGAAAATGCAGGTAAATTTATGCTTGCATTTAATGACGGTACGGAACGTGCAACCACAATAACCGATTTAAGTGCGGGTGATTTTGGAGACCAGTTTTCTCAGTTACGCAAAGATACCGAACAGGAAATATTTATTGCCCATAAGATTCCAAGTCCGATGTTATTTGGTGTAAGGGTAGAAGGCCAATTAGGAGGCCGTAATGAGTTATTAGAAGCGTTTGAATTGTTTAAAAACACCTATGTAGAGGAACGCGTATTACATTTTGAAAACTTAATAAACGAATTAGGTACATTAAAAGGCTTGCCGACTGGATTTGAATTATTGCCATTTGTGCCTATGCAAATGCAAATGAGTGAAAACGTAATGTCTCAGGTATTAACTAAGGATGAGATACGCGAAATGTATGGATTTAAAGCTATTGATATTAAGACTAACTTAAACGCTACAAATGATGCAATTAACTCTTTAAGCCCATTAGTTGCGAATAAGGTACTTGAATCAATGACACCAAATGAGATTCGTGGTTTAGTAGCCTTGCCTCCTAAAGAGGATGGAGGGATAATACCTGAAACTCAGCCAGCGCAATTTAAATTTAATGATGTAAAAGAAATTGCTGTTTTTAGCAAATACGGTTCATTAAAAGAAAAGTTTGAAAAGTTAAATGCGGTGCAGGTTAAACACCTAAGTATGGCTGATATGGACACCTTTCATATTTCATTTAATGAAATCCAAAAAGAGCAAGGTGTAAATGAGTACGAAAAAGGGATATTGAAAAAAATTGCCCAAGGGCAAAATCCAAAAATTGAAGCCAAAACTGAAGAAAAACTTAAGGGCAAAAAATTAATTGTAACAGATCGCGAAAGCGGGGCTTATAAATTAACTGAGTTGGGTGGTTTGCTCTTAACCGAGTTGCAACCAAATAGAGAGTTGGCAAAGTTGCGCACGGTCTATGAGTATGTTAAAAGACCAGATGCAAGCGGCCCTGATATTTTGCCTGATGGTAGAACCCGTGGATTTTGCGAAGCGTTGGTTAAGTCAAATAAATATTTTAGCCGTGAGGATATCAACAATATTAGTGCGGAATTAGGCTATGATGTTTGGACTTTTAGGGGCGGTTGGTTGACATTGCCTAATGGAAATCACAGGCCATCATGTAGACATATTTGGAACGCAGTTTTAGTAGCAGAAAAATGAGAACAGCAATATTTATAACTGAAGATTACTTGAAAGAAAATAGCGTTATTAATGGTAACGTTGATTTCAAATACATATTAGCCAACTTAAAAACGGTTGAAGATATGTACATTCAAACTATTATTGGTACTAATCTTTATCGTGAGTTAAATAGCCAAATAACTAATGGCACAGTAACGGCCTTAAATAGTACGTTAATTGAAGAATACATACAGCCAACTATGATTTATTACTTACTTGCTGAAATGCCTTATGACATGACGTACAAGTGGGAAAACAAAGGCATAATGAAAAAGAGTTCAGAAAATAGCGCACCTATTGAATTGAATGAGATTGAAAAGTTGGCTGCAAAGAAACTTCAAACTGCGAGGTTTTACGCTCAACGTTTAATTGATTATTTATGTGCCAATAAAGAGCTATACCCAGCATACTTTACTACTACAGGAGAGATTGACGAAATGAAGCCCGTTGATAGTATGTATAGTTATGGTGGCATTTATTTGGGCCAACAAAGAAAAAAGACTTTGCAAGAGAAATACAACAACCCATGAGAAAAATAGGCAGCAAAAAAAAGGATAACTTCAATAAGTTAATGTCATTTATTTCACAAGTAAAAGAAAATGCAATCAGCAACGATAAATCAGATAAAGGATTGGCTGCAAACAAAGTGTTTAGCACATCCAAAAATTAAGTCATACGAATGGGAAAGCGAGGCCGACAGTAACACGGAGTTGGATTTCCCTGTGGCGTTGTGTATGGTTGGCGGGCAAGTAACGCAGGCGGGTGTGGTTATGTCCCTGCCTTTGTCTATTATCTTAATGGATTTAGTCAACAAAGGAGATAACAATAAATACGATGTAAGTTCAGATATGCTAGAAGTAGCTAAGGACTTAACCGCTGAATTGAGGGCCGAAAATGACTTATTTATACTGGATGAAAACACGATTGGATTTCAGGATTTCTATGATGAAAAGTTTGATACCGAGGCCACAGGTTGGATATTAACAGCTACCGTTAAATTGGTAAATGACTTCAATATTTGTTATAAAGTAGACGAACCTGTATTTTTAATGGATGAACAAGGAAACTTTTTAACCGATGAGACAGGGGTGTTATTAACGCAGGAATAATGGCAGCAAGTAAAAAACTATATTCAGGATATACAGAGGTAACTAATAATCAGTTAACCGACCAAGTTCCAGTATTGCAAAATGGGAATAAAAAAACCACTTTGCAAAAGGTGTACAGTTTATTTAAGACTTCATTTGATACCGTATATGCGACCATTGCAAGTATTGATGAAAAACAGGATAAACAGTCTATCAGCGTTATAGGTATTAATGCACAAGGCGGCAGTACATTAGTTTCAGCAAATTGTATATTATCTATCTCCAATATTCCAAGCGGTACAGGTAATAAACAAATAACAATAAATACAGGCGGGTTTCTTAACAATGGAGATTTTTTACAGTTAACTGTGAAGTATAATGGATTTGATGTAAACTTAAGATCATATACTATTGAAAATGGAACATTAAAACTTTTCATTAACGTACATAGCAATCCAACCGAACCGGTAATAATTTCAATGAATAAAATTAACTAATAATATGAGTACAGTTATAGAACAAATAGCAGGCGGTCATAGAGGCCAAAAATATATCTCCAGTTCAATTACTGGTCAAAAATTCCACACTATTATAGTACATGATGACGCGGTAATTGATTTATTAACCGATACAGCGGGTAACAATTTAATTACTGATTATGCTATTAGTGGAGTAACATTAAGAGCAGGAACGGTAATAACTACCAAAGGCTATCCAATAGCCAGCGCGGGTGTTGCAAGTGGTTCATTAATGGGTTATTCAGAATGATTTTAACGAATACTAATTTAAGTATTTTTGCAAGGCGTAATAACGAACCGCCAACGCCAGCTGCGCCCGTAAATGTGGTTTTACCTTCATTAACTGGAACGGGTTTGGTAGGTTCTACTATTACTTGTAATAAAGGAACATGGACTGGTTATCCTACTCCATCCTTTGAATATAACTTTAAAGCCGATGGTGTAAGCGTTCAACTCGGTATAAGTAATGAGTATGTAACAGCAGGCCCTGACATTAACAAAGTTATTACGTGCGAAGTAACCGCTACTAACTCACAAGGTAGTGCAAGCGCAACAACAAGCAATAGTTTAGTTGTTGGTACAAGGCCAGTTAACACGGTAGCACCAACTTTAAGCCCAAGTGGAACAAGGGTAACAGGCACGTTAATTACTGCAAGTATTGGAACATGGACTGGAACACCTACAATTACTTATGAATACAGGTGGACACGTGACGGAGTACCAATATCGGGAGCAACAAATTCAACCTACACCATACAAGCGGCTGATGATGGTACTACAATTAGAGTTGAAGTGAGGGGTACTAATGCCTACGGAACAAGTGCATACGTGGCAAGTAGTAATAGTGTAAGTGCGGTTAATGCGGTAGAACCTGTTAATACGGCTGCGCCTGTGATAAGTGGAACGCCAGTAGTAGGACAAACACTTAGCACCACAAACGGTACATGGACTGGTATTCCTACACCTACCTTTAGTTACCAATGGAGAAGGGGTGGTGTAGATATAGGAGGCGCAACGGCTTCTACTTATGCTTTAGTTGCTGCTGATGCAGGACAAAATATTACTTGCGTGGTTACAGCTACCAATGCAGCAGGTTCAGCAAATGCAACAAGCAATACTATTGCTGTATTTTTAACTATGCTTGACAAGTATCCAATGTATAATGGATATTCAGCATCAAGACTATTAAGAGGAGCTTACTATGGTAGCGCAATAATTAGATTACGAAGAAGTAATGATAATGCAGAAAGTAATTTTGGTGTAACAACATCAGGATTATTAGATGAAGCTGCAATTACATCATGGGTTGGTGCTAATAACGCATTTGTTGTAACACTTTATGCGCAAGATGGTAGCACAAGACACTTTACTCAATCAACACCACTAGAACAACCACAATTTGTTAGTGCAGGAGTTATAATTAAGCGCACAGGTGCAGGAGTTGGAGCAGAGGCAAGGCCAGCAATGGATTTTAGTGGCACTCAAAGTTTAATTGTTTCAAGTTCAACATCATTATACAATTTTATTCATAATGGAACTTCATCTTATGTATATGGAGTTGCAGAATTTGGCAAGGTTGCAGACCCTAACGCATTATATGCATTGATTGGTAACTACGCTGTGAATGGTTCTAATATTGGATTTACAATAACGTATGATGATAGAGCCTCTGTCCCTTTAAATAATGCTACAAGAATACAAGTAGCAAATGGCCTTGGGGCAAATGCTATTACATCAATAAACAACAACTCCTTGTCACCACAACAAGTTTGTATTTACACATCTCAATTTGATGCCGATAATTCAACTGCTGCAAATAGGAGCATAAGTAGAATTAATAACGGTGCAGCATTACAAGGCAATACACAAACAGTTGCTCCAAGTACATCAAACTCATCATTTAATTTACAATTGGGTGGAGCGGGAAATAATACATTTAGGTTAGTTGGTTTTGTATCAGAAATGTGTATTGACAATACAAACCAATCGTCTAATGATGCTAATATTAGAACTGATTTAAACTCATTTTATAGAACATTTTAATTATGTTAGTACATAAATTTGATACCAAGCAAATAGCCGATGAAGCAATGAATTATCTTAACGTTCATCACGGCTTACCCGTACAAGGCGGTTTAACAAAGTTTGATGAAACAAGTTATAAACAGCATCCTAATGGCTATTACTATATTGTATACAGTGAGAAATGGACTAGCGTTTTAGGAGAACCAATTGAAATTGAATTAAACACTGAACATTAATGGCAAAGGGTACATCACACAACACTAAAAAATCTTTTGGCACACGTAAAAAAGGCGTGGCAAAAAAGAAACTGAACAAACACGAAAATAAAAAACCTTATAATAGACAAGGCAGATGATTGAGGCATTATTATTTATTATTTCATTTACGATTGGAGCGTGTAAAGGCATTACCGACCGTATTATGTTTTATAACAACCTTAAATCACTAGGTTATTTTTGGGATAGAGAAAGTTGGCGCAAACTATACATTAATCCAAGTTGGATAGAAAAGAAAATCGGAGCGGTAATAAACGCATGGCACGTGTTTGATTGGTTGAGAATTTTACTTACTTACTTGCTATTTTTCCTTGCCTATTTTTTAAAGGATTATAGCTTTATTGATTATACATTAACAGCATTATTATTTTTATATATTCACTATGTAGGTTTTAAAGTTTTTTTCCGCAAATAATACCCCTATGAATTTTGATATACAATACCTATTTAATACTATTGGCAGCGCTTTAGTAGTTGCTTACAGTTACTTATTCAAGAGAGTTGATAACTTAGAAAAGCGGGTGCAATCCTTGGAGGATATACACACTATAAAAATAGACCAGGTTGCACAAAAAGTTGACAAATTAGAAAGTAAAATTGAGGAACTAGCGCACAATATCCACAAAGAAAAAAATATT